TTCATAAGAATTAATCCCTGTAACTTCTGCTGTTTTGCTAGTTACTTTAATTTTGTTTACTGTTACTGCGTTCATGTTAATTAAGTTTAAATTGTTTTTGATTTATTTTATTTACTTTTAACAAATGGTTTTAAAAATACTTCTTTTACTATAATATAAGCACTTTTAGTCTGTATTGATGAAGCCATTTCTATTCTTTCATCAATAAATTTAATAAATAATTGTATTTCATCTTCCATATTATTATTTTTAGTTATAGAAAAAGGTGTAAGATAAAATCCTACACCTTTAATTTACTTAAACCCTTAACATCTACTATAATGACATTAAATGAGAAACTAATTTTGCTAATTCTCCTTTAGTTATTTTATTAGTACTAATAGCAAGACTAAATCTAACACCTTGTACTAATTGATTTAAATCTTCATGTACATACATACATCCATTACTATCAACACCTATTGTTAATTCACCTACTTTATTATAAGCAACTGGTGATATTTCAATTACTCTACCTGTTTTCTTGTGAACAATTAAATATTGTTCTGGTAAACAAGTATTTGTAGCATCATAAGCTGAATTTGTATATTGTTGTTCTTTCATGTTATTTAGATTTATTATATTGTGTTTTAAATCTTGGATTACTACCATCATATCTATTAAATCTTTTATGAGTATTAATAGGTCTTAGTTTACCATGTGGTATAACGTTACCATTAGCAAACTTATCTCTAATATCAACATTAGACATATCACCTGCTAACATAGCAGCAGCTAAAGCATTCATTCCTAAATTAGATTTCATACATTTATTGGTTTATGTGATTTAATATAAATTGATTCTATTTCTCTACCTGTTAAATGTTCAGGTTTTCCAATCATATTATATTTATCTAATATTTTTTGTTTGTCTTGATATGATAAATTATTCCACCATTCCATTGCTAATTTTCTTTCCATCTTATTGATTGTTATTAATGTTAGGATAGTTGTTATATTAAATCCAGCTATATAAGCAATTATATCACTCATATACATACATAGTATTTCAGATATTCCGAATACTACTATTACAAATATCATTAAATAAGTAAAAGTTTTCATAGCTTGTTTATTTAAGTTCTCATTCTTTCCTAATGGGCAGTTTATTACCCATTAGGAAAATAAGTGTTAATTATGCCAAGTTATTGTATTTTCCCACAATTAATTTTGTTTCAAATTATTTAAGTATAATTGAACACTCTCACAAGGTACATAAGTAATACAAGCATTAGCTGGATTACTATCAGTATAGTCTACTACGGTAGCAAAACATAAATTAGTTCTGTTATCTTTAAAATATCTAATTCTATCTAAATCATCTTTAATAAGATTCTGTTTACAAATAAATAAAGATATTGTAAATATAATAGTTAATAATAAGATTATTGTTTTCATATCATTTTAAGTTTAGATGTTACCTCTTTCGAGGTCTGCACAATATTAACCTACTTGTGTTCTAACCGCATTTCAATCATATTAAATATTTTGTATTTAACATCTTGTTTTAGCATCTAGAGCCATCTCTGCTCTATTCTTAGGGTTAGTCTATTCGGTTAATTAGGATGTACTATTTCTAATACAAACGCAATAATGAAGTTTTGTTTCCTTACTAACTTCTTCATAACTTTTTGAATTATAAAATACTTAATCTTCTGCCGTAACCATACTGATTTTTTCTTTTATAATTAGTTATTATTATTGCTGCCACACCAGTATTTGCAACTACTGGATTACATTATCGTCTTTTAATTATATTTTATTCAATACCCTAAGCTATTGAAAATGTACTAATAGCACATAATATATAATCAGTCAGATGTTTTGTTAGCATATTTCTATGCTTTATATTATTGTATAGTAAAAACTGAAATCACTACAATTACTTTTCAACCTGCTTGATTAATAAAGCAGTTGTATATCCTCCAATCATAGATGGTATAGTATTTAAAACAATTAGTTGTGACCTCGCTCTATTACATTCTCCAAAAATTAGGTTGTAATTCTTGAATAATTATCCATTTTTCTTCCCAATTAAAATCTTGATAATTAATTTCTTCATTGTGAGTTTCTGTAATTTCTTCTCCTAACTCAATAGGAGTTTCAGAAGAAATAACTTTTAGTCTTTTTTCTTCATCCACCATCTTACTATATTGTTTTTCAGTATATCTTTCAAATGTTTCATCATTCCAACATTCTTTAAGATTAATATATTCAATTTGATGTGCTAAATAGAAGTTCATGTTTTTGTATATTATGGTTTATAATTTGATTATTTTTTGCTAATGGGAAGAAATAGTTGATATTGTTATCAACTATAAATTTAATTCATCAAGATTACTTACTCTCTTGATATAGTTAGAACTATTAGCTACTAGTTCTATTCAATCATAATACGTTACAACATAAAATGATTTACTGTTTTATACATCTAAGTAAGTAGATGCTAAGTTTTCTAATCCTCGATTGCTATGACTTGCAACTTAGAAGGTCAGCCATAACAGATGGTTTTAAGTATATCTGTATTTTACAGAGTCACCAACAACTTATTCTTAGTTATGTTAAGCAGTTTTATGTCATGCTTAGGATAGTTCTTTAATATTTATCTAAATCTCACATCATAAGTTCCTTTTAGAGAACCTGAATAAACACCTCTTGTTTCACAATTATTATTATTACAATAATCATCAAACTTTTTAGCATCTTCTCTTGACTTGAAACCATAAGCCCAAATCCAATTAATGCCATTTTCAATTCTAATGTCTGGATTTAGTGTTTTTGCAAATTCTATTGCTTTTACACATGATTTATCTATTATTGCCATATTATTATGATTTAAAGTTGAACATGAGGATTCTACTATTTCTAAGAAACTTAATGTGTTTTACACCTAAAACTTTGATTAATTATTACTTAAATGTATTCTCGTTAGAGCAAATAAGTCTTATGCAGCCGTATCATCTGTTTTTTAACATAATGAGATACTGTGTCCTTAATCAAAGAAACTGGTGCCCTCAACAACTTGGGAAGTTATTAAGTTTTTGAATTTACCTTACTATCAATAGATATAAATATCCAAGTAATAAGACAAGCAAGTAAAGAACAAAGCCCAATTAATACATATAAGAATGTAAGATTAGGATGCAATCCAGCATTTATCATAGGCTGGATTGAAAGTGATAGTATTACTATGAGTAACCATATTAAGCATATGTAAGCTGTTTTCATGATTTTTGGTGATTAGTTTAGTTGTTGAAATGTTGATTAGAGTTGATAAGAGTTATAATCATTTAACAATATAACAATTTATCAATTTATCAATTGAATAATTAAACAGTTTAAACAATTATAAACTTAAAAGACTATAACTAAAGAGAATAGGACAGTATTTGATTACTATCCTATATCTCTCTTTCTAGCTTAAAGTGAGATGGTGGCGGCAACCCTCTCTTTAGTTACAGTCAGTTAGTACTAAGTAAATCTTAACATAGATCAATACTTTACTAAGTTAATAAACTACTACATGATTATCCTCCTTAATCAAAAAATGTGGTTTCGTGCTTTAGAGCGTGCTGGTTCGCATTACTGTCCAAAAATGCCACCACCATTTATTTTTAGTTCATTTAATCCAACTCAAACATGGATTAAAGATTTCGTTTACGTTCCTCACATGAAAGGGTTACTTGAAAAGCCATTTTATTACATTAATGCTTTGCCAGATGATAATCCTTTTGTAACGCAAGGCCAGTGGAGTGCATGGAGTAACTTAGATGAACGTTCACGAAAAACAATGATTGAAGGTGATTGGAGTAACTTCGATAATGATATTAGATTTGTTTATACATTTATTGAATCAAAACATGTTAGACAAGTAGAATATAGAAAAGACCATATTGCATACGTATCATTTGATTTTAACCGTTCGCCAATTTGTGCAACCATTATTCAAGATTATGACAATGCTTTGCACGTTCCAGTAACAATTAAACTACCAAATGCAAACACTTATGAATTATGTGATTATATACTAAGAAACTACCCTAATCAAATGTATGTAGTTTGTGGTGATTACTCAGGCAAAACAAAAGGAACTTTAAACCCTGATGATTATCATAACTATGATATTATACAACAAAAATTAGTTGTTAATAGTCGAAATATGTATCTTATTCCAAATCCATCATTGAAACTTAATAGAGTTT